CAAATGCTTTTTCTTGATGAAGCTAAAGAAATATATAATTGCTACATTGAAGATTTAAAAGAATGATTTAGTATAAATACAGTTGAAATGGGGAAGAAAATGAATATAGAAGCTGATTATTATGATGACTCGGAAAATATAAGATTAACTCTCTCATTGAGAGATGAGCAACATTTTAATGTAACTGTATCTAAAATAGGAGTTATGGAATTAACTACTATTGTACCAATTGACGAACTAAAACTAGCTATCAGAAAATTAACAGCGAAATAAGTTATGAAAAAACCTGAATTTACACCTGAACAACAAGAATGGATTTGTTATCAAATTGACGAATGGTATTTGTATTATAAAGATCGTTTAATTAATTATGATGATCGCACACACAGATTAGGATTGGCAAAAGAACAATTAAAAATACTTCTTTGTTGTACCGAAGATGAAAAAACAGAATTGCTTAGGTTCTTAGATAACTTTTCGAGAGATAAAAATGATTAGAAAACTAATTTGCAAACTATTCGGTCATAAATATAAATTAAAAGGCGAAGGCAGAGATATAAACAATAATATAACCCGAATTTATATTTGCTCAAGATGTGTAAAAGAAGAAATTTTAGTATTGGGCGGTAAATATCCAGTATGGATGAAATTTAATGAAGAAAAGTGAAACACAATGCAAACTTTGCGGCAAGAAGAATGTTGATATACATACTTGCGCACCATTAAAACCAGATATTAGCAAATGCTGCAATGCACCTGTCACTATTGGCGGACATACCACGCATTATTATGTTTGTTCAAGCTGCAATAATCCATGCGACTTAAATTATGACTGATAGAATTATGAATTCAAAAATGCCAGATGATTTTTGGGGATTTACTAATGACTAAAACAATCCAAATCCTATGCGATCATTGCAAGAAAGATATTACTTATCGCACAAATACGGTTGATTATAGATTGCATTTATCCTGCCAAAATAAATCTACAAAACCTGGAAATAATTTCGTTACATTAATGCATATCGATTTACCTATAGATCAAGAAATGCATTTTTGCGGAATAAGTTGTTTGAAAGATTTAATCAATGAAAGGTATAAGTCATGATTATTTACACAATTATAATTGCTATTATCCTTATACCTTTATCCTTTAAAGTCGATAGCAGAGGGCTTCATCCATTAGTGTTTATGATTATATTTATAATTTTATCTGCACCAATTATGTTTAAATTAGGCTTTATTTTAGGATCACATTTTTAGGATTATAAATAATGAAATTTGAAGAAATATTACCATTATTAAGGGATGGAAAAGCTGTTAGATGTAGATCTTATGATTATACTGGAGAGTATTGGCAAGCCATGTATCAAGGATTAATTAATTTTGAAGATGGCGGTAAAAGCATTATCCCAGAAACCAAAATATTAACACTTGCAAGGTTTGAAATACTTGGGAAATTAATCAGTGATAGTAAATCATGGGGCATTCCAAGATGGGTAGTCATGTCTGATGAATGGGAATCATTTAAATGAATCTTGAAGATCAGGTTGTCTCATTAGAACTAGCGAAGCGATTGAAAGAACTTGGGGCCAATCAAGAATCATTATTTTATTGGGTAAAAGAAGATGACCCATATATTTGGTATAATTCTAATAATTATCCTATTAAAACAGAAAAATTATATAATGCAGCATATACCGTTTCAGAATTAGGCTTATTTTTACCGCATGGACTAAATAAAGACGGCGAGGATTATTATCTATTCATAATGAAACTTGATAATTGGCATATCTGCTATACAAGAGAAAATGGAGATAAAGAGCCTTTATTTTGGTTTAAAGACGATAAAGAAGCTGATGCACGAGCAAAAATGCTAATCCATTTGCTCGAAAACAACATCATTAAAGTCGAGGATATTAATAAGTGAATTATTTATATTGCTCAGAAATTTACATGATTATTGGCTTGTTATTTTATATTTGCGCTGCTTTGAATAAAGAAATAAAAATAACGTATTTTATATTTGGTCTTGGTGGAACATTGTCATTTATTGAATCAATTATTTTAAATAATGTAGGTTAACAAATGACATTCAATGAATTTAAAGAAAAATATAAAAAAAATGAATATTTAAGTGATGGTGTATATGCATCATTTGATGGCTATCATATTATTCTAAAAACAGAACGTGAAAATGGATGGCACTGGATTGCATTAGAACCATATGTGTTTGAAGCTCTACTGCATTATAAAGATAAGATATTTGAAGACTCAGGAAATATTAAATGAAACTAATCATTTATAATAAAGATAGAACTAAATCTTATTCGATTTCATTTAGACATGATTTTATTAGAGAAGAGCCTAATGTAGTTTGGATTGAAAATCAGAAATGAAATTCCTTAGACGATTACTCTGCAAACTTTTAGGGCATAAATATTATCTTGAAAATGAATATAATTTAGAATCTAATATTGATAGTTATAGATCATTGCATCGTCTTTATTTATGCAAGAGATGCTATAAAGATAATCATCAAATGCTATCATCAGATAAAGCAATATGGGAAAAAGTAATTGATGAAAAACTTGTATGGACGAAAGTAAATGAATTGTGATATGGATTTAGAACATCATTCTAAGCAAAAAATAAAAAAATGTGATATTTATTTTTATAAATGTTTATCACAACCTGAATATGGATTAATGATTAAAAGTGATAATTTGCATTACACAGCTATGCTTCGTGTGGAAAATTCAGAAAGTGGTATTGGTGGTAGATTAAATGAAGAACAAATAAAGAATCTTAGAGATTTTTTGAACATCATTTTAGAAAAATAATAACTATATTGCCAATTACAATCATTTAAGCGCATAATATATACAACTCAGGGGCGTATTGCGATTCCCCCGTCGCAAAAATAGCTTACAGCGCGTAGTTCTATCTCGTCGTCCGCTCGACAAATGAAAAATGGATTGCCTTTTAAGGCTTTTATTAATCATTGTCGAAGGAATCGACCATGTCAAATACCTTTAATACTACCCAATATGTTTTGGACGAAGTATTCGTCCGATTTGTTAACTATTTAAATTTTGCAAAAGTAGCCAATAGAAATCTTGAAGGTGACTTCAAGGGTTTGAAATACGCTACTGGTCAAACAATTAACTATCGCTTAGAAGAAAGATATCTAGGTGGTCGTGGTGCGACTGCTGTGTCAGAAGCTCGAGTTCAAGTTATTCGTCCGCTTACTATCGATACCCAATTTAATACCATGGTTGAGTTTAATGGCATGGAATTAACATTTGATCGTGCGCGTGATCAACCTTACTTGGATATGATGTTAAACCCACGTGCTAAAACTCTTGCAAATGATGTTGAGAAGTTTATTGCGGCTGAAAACTTCCAAACTCAAGTTTATCAATTTAGTGGCACTGCTGGTGTTCCAATTGATTTCAATGCTGTCCTTCAAACTGATGCTTATATGTCTGAACTTGGTATACCTGAAGATGGCAATCGTTACTTTGCTAATCCGCAACGTGTATCAGCTTCACTTTCCAACGATTTACATAATGTCTTTAATATGACTGTAAACCGCGGGGCTTTGTTAGATGGCTTTATTGGTCATTTAGCAGGTTTTGATTTCTTCAAAACTAACTTCTTAAACCGTCAAATTGCAGGCGCTGGTCAGTTAGGTGGTTCACCTCCAACTGGATTTAAATTGGCTGGTACGGTTACAAATGGTCCTATCACTGGTGGTAATACCATTTCTGTAACAGGTTTAGGTCAAGCACCAGGTACATTAGTATTTAAAAAAGGTGACTTATTAACTATTGATGTTGCTGCTGGCGTATTTATGGTTAATCCATTGACCTATCAACCATTGCAAACAACGGCGCAATTTGTTGTGACTGCTGATGTTGTTTCAGTTGGTGGTAGTACTGCTGATATTCCAGTCAATCCAACGATTGTGATTTCAGGTGCTCGTCAAAATATCAGTGCTGCAATTCCAAATGGTGCTCAGATGTTATTAGTTGCGGATCATAACGTCAGTATTGCATTCCATAATCAAGCTATCGTTTTTGCAGCTCCTCCAATCAAAGAATTGAAAGGTGGTGTTGATGCGATTACGACATATAGCGATCTTTACAAACTAGCGATGACTTACTCTCTTGGTGCAGATATCAGAAATTACATTCAATTAGATCGTTTGGATGTGATTGCTGGTGTTGCAATTAACCCAGAGTTTGCAGTGATTGTTGTTTCTTAAGATATAGAAAAAGGAGGTACTTTTGTACCTCCTTTTATCTAGGAGAATTTATGGATAATCAGGTTCTATATCAGGGACGATGGGTTAATAAAGATAATTTTCGCGCCTTTGTTTATAACGCTGAATCTCAAAAACTAGCCAATTCTTATGATGAATATAAAGATTTGATTGAAAGCGGACTGTGGTTTACTTCAAAAGAAATTAAAGAAGTTAAACAGCCAACTAATATTCGTAAAGTTAGGAAGGCTAAAGATGGCGCAGACAGTTAAAGCATTTGTTCAAGATTCATATCAGATCATTAGTGCAAGCAGTCCAACTGTTCCTTTGCATGGCGATGATATGCTGAAGGGCGTTCAATTCTTAAATGAATTATTAAATTATTTTAGTGCAACTGGGTTATTAACACCAATTGCAAAACACATTACTTTTACACTTCCTATCGCACAACAAGAAATAACATTTGGTTCAGCAACTCAAATTCCAGCACCTGATGTAACACAAGGAAGATTATCTAATTGTCAGAATGTTTGGTTGGAATTAGATAATGTGACTTATCCACTTATTATGGAAAATAGAAATACTTTTTATCAAAGTTATAAGTTTGATCCTCAATTAGGTTTACCACGATTTGCCATTATTACAAATGAAGTTGATTTGACTAGGATGAGATTTTATCCAGCAGCATCACAAGTTTATACCGTTAATGTTTATGGAAAATTTCAACTTCCAGATCTGACTGTAAACGATACGATGGCACTTTTACCAATGTATCACAAACGTTTCCTTCGGTTAGCTTTAGCAAAAGATTTGTCTATTTATAAAGGTCGCACGCAAGCCTGGACTGAACAATTGCAAGCAATGCTTATTGAAGCACAGCAAACTATTGAATCTGTTTCTAGTGTGAACTTGAATATAGAAACCGAGCAAGAGAGCTATTTGAACGGTGCTTGGCGTGTTAGGGGAGGTGTATAATGCAGGCTAATCGTGCAATAGATTTTCCGATTACTGGCTATTATGACCAACAGCGTTTTAAGCAGTTTAATCCGTCCGATTGCGCGAATTGGTATCTTGTTCAAAGTGCTCTTGGCAAAAAACAATTAGCGATGTACCCGCAAATGGGTAGACGGCATATTAATACTTCAGGTGTTAACCGATTACAATTTGCGGTCGAACCACGTGGATTGTTTAAATCGATTAATTATGTCTATGTTGTCATCGGTTCAGATATTTTTCGCGTTGATCAATTTTACAATACGATCAATATTAGCCAAAGCATTGTTACGACGATTTCTGGTGATATTTTTTTTGATTATCTTGTCACACCATCAGAAACATATGCTTGTTTTGTAGATGGTCAACATATTTATGTTTATCGCGAAACTTTTGGAGATTTTCAGATTCAAAGTGGCGTTGGTGTTCCGACGAAACCAAAATTCATTGCAGCCTTTGGCAATCGGCTTGTTGTTTCTCAACTTGATAGTTCACAGTTTAATTTATCAGAAATCAATCTTGCTGGTGGAACTGCTGGAACTTATGATCCGACTAAATCATTTAATGTTGTTGGCGCCGCTGTTTTCAATCAGGAATCAGGAATTATTAGACAATTTGCCGTTCTGAACAACACGCTTTATATCTTCACGGATTTTACTACTGGCATTTGGTCAAACATTCCTTCGGTTTTTGTAAATATTGTTACTGCTACCACTTCGACATTTCCATGGCGCAAAAATACTTCTACAGCTTGGGATGTTGGTATGTCAGATCCAAAATCACTTGATGTCGGATTTAATATGATTGTCTGGCAAGGCAGAAATAGTGAAGGTCTTGTACAAATCTTTGTAAGTAGTGGTCAAGCCCCGAAGCCATTAAGTACAAAAGCAATTGATATTTTATTTCAAAATAACATTCGTCAGAATATTATCGGTGGGATGTCGCCGTTCTTGAATGGTAAAGCAGATGGTTTCTTATATCAGTGGGAAAATACTATTTTCTATCGCTTATCTGCTGGCGAATTTCATAATTACGGTATATTAGATGTTGAATCAGATGCTAATAGTATTGAATTTAATTTTGATACTAAATCTTGGGCACGTTGTATAGAAAAAAATGGTGAACGTAATCGCGTGCAAAAGCATGTTTTTTTTAGTCCTAATAATGTGCATTTAGTTTCATTAAAAGATGATGGCACGATTTATCAAATGTCAGGGCAGTTTTATGATAATGAAACAACCAATCCTGCCTCGACTGATCCGCAATCGGCTGTAGCTTATATTCGTGAACCATTTAGATATGAACGCACAACGCCGATTATAGCTGAGGATGATTATGGCGAATTCTTAACTGAATGGGTGCAAATAGATTTTGTTTTTGGTGAAAATTTTAATTTATTTTCTGACTCACCATTTGCTAATGCGCAATTTATTATTGATGAAGCATTAGGAATTGATAATCAACCTATTTATCTCATAGCAGAAAGCGATATTAATGGTAATCCAATTTATCTTCTTGATGAGGCTGGCAATACTCCTGCGATTGATGAATTGACTTATAACAATATTTTTAAACCGCATATTGAATTGTATTGGTCTGATGATGGCGGCATAAGTTTTAATCCTGCTGATGTTTTGGAATTTAGTCAATTGGGTGTTTATCAATGGCGTATGAGATGGTATCAACTCGGTCCATCTAGAAATCGTTGCTATAAATTAGTTTGTGTAAGCCCATCTCCTATTGTTGTATTAGGTGGCGTCATGATGACAAGGAGAATAAGCGGTGGAGCTGCCTAAAATTGAAAATATTGAATTACAAGCAATGGATAATTGGTTTTCGATTGTCGTTGATGCAATTAATTTTGATATTTCTCAGATTGAAATAGCCGTTGTTGCTTTAGATAAAAAGTTAACAACGATAGATGCATCACCAATTGCTTATTTGCGTGATTCTTTAAATAGTCTTGTAGCTAATGTGAATCTGGGATTTAGTCAAATACAAGAAAAGCTTAACGAAATTGACATGAAGTTAGGAGTATAAAATGGATTTTCTTCAAAGCATAGAGAGTATGTTTAATCCAGGCAAAGGCTATCACAAAGCTAACAAGCAATTAGGTCATTCTTGGGAAGAAGCCAAAAGTTATCAAATACCATATCAGCAAGCTGGTCTTAGTCAATTGCCTATCTTGCAAGGCGCCCAAAGTGAATTATTAAATCCATCTGCTCTTTTAAACAAATGGATGCAATCTTATGAAACTTCACCTTATGCGAAGAAGTCTATGGAAAATGCCAGATCTTCAGGAATGGATACTGCTAGCTCTATGGGTCTTCTTGGAAGTTCCACAGCTTTAAATAATATTCAAAACTCTTCCAGCGATATTATGAATAAAGATAGAGATCAATTTTTAAAAGATCTAATGCAAAAATATTTATCTGGAATTGGCATTGGTCAGAATATTTATGGTACTGGTGCTACGACTGCTGGAAATCTAGGAAAAGGTGCATTAGGTATTGGCGAAGAAATGGCAAAAGGTGCGTATGGTGAACAAAATGCAGGTGGCAATATGCTTATGAGTCTTTTGCCGATGATCGCATCATTTTTGCTTTAAGGAGAAATTAACATGGCAGTCTTTGATCCAATTCCCATGCCTAAGGAGTCAAGTCAGGTTTTTAAAGATGTCATGGATTATCTTGAAAAGATAAAAGAAAGACGTTCAAAAGAACCTTACTATAATGCTTTAGCAAAACATGCTGAATCTCAAGCAAATCGAGAAAATAAACTTGCTGAATTGCCATTTGCAGGACGTGAGCTGCCAGGAGCTGCTGGTAAAGCATTAGGGCTTCAAATGATAAAAGGACAATATGGCGAAGAAAGTCCTGAATATTTAGAAGCAAAAAAATTATATGACTTAGATATGGCTCGTGCTGAACAAACAATGGAATATCAAAAATCTTTAATTGAATCTCAGCCAAAAAGATATGCAACGGCAGAAGGCAAAAGAGCTTTGGAACAACAAGAGATTGAACAAGGAATTATGCCTGGTTCTTCGATTGGCAACCGTCCTGGAAAACCTTTAACTC